GCGTAAAGGACATATGCACAGGTTTTGCCACCCTTGCTACGACGTTGAATAGTTCAATAAAATCCATATTTTATTTAGTCATCCGTTTTAATGTTCTTACATCAACTTTTCTTGGAACTGATTTTTTGATTTCAGCCGTCATTAAATTTAACGCTCCAATTGCACCACCTTTTGCTACGGGTTCACCAGCACCTGATGCGGCGCTAAGTGCGGTTTTCCCGCCAAAATTACCTTGTCCTACGTCTGTTGCAACATCAACAAAATTTAATGCTGGGTTGTAAATTTTTGCGGCAGTCCAAAGCGGGCCAAGACTTTTGGTAAGTCCCGCTATATCGCCAGCAATTCCTGAAAAAAACCCACCACTGTGCGTACCAACTGTTTTAGGTTGTGCGTTGCCTTGTGCATCCCAATTTCCATATGCATATGACTGACCATTTAACCAAGTGACAACACGAGGGTCGCCTTGGTAATTTGTTATTTTTCCGTTTGCATCATATGAAGCAGTGACAGGAACGCCATTAACATATGTAGGCTTAATTGAAACAAAGTTTCCGTCTTCATCTTGTGTGACGTTAGCGTTTTTTACTTGGGGTTGTGGTGTATATGTATATGGATTTCCATTTTCATCGTATGACGTGATTGGCGCTGGCTGTGTAAATTCCAATTGTTTTGGAATTCCAGTATTTTTTGTGTCTAAAGGTGTAAACAGTTGAATTTGATAATCTTGGACTTGCCCACCAAAATTTTCGTTGGCGGTGTACTGTGCAAGATTTTTAATTTTGTTATAGGTTTCAGGGCTGTACTGATAAATCTGGTCTTGGAAAGACTTTGGCGCAGTTAACTGGTTGTAATTATTTTGAATTTGATTTGCATCTATCCCGTAGTGTTCAGCAAGTACCTTGGCTAACTCAGGAGTCATGCCACCATTTGATTTAATGGTGTCTGTTACCTCTTGTGGCGTTGCATTTGGATGCTGTGCAAACCAGTCGTCCGCTTTGTCTTTAACGCTAGGAGTCAATGAGGCTTGTTCTAAGGGAGAGCGCTTGTCCAACTCCGCCTGCGCGGCTCCTTTGAATGTTGCCAATTCATTAGGGTCAACCGTGTCGCCAAATACTGATTTCCAATAATCAACACCACCTTTTTCACCTTCACGACCAAGAACTGTTTGATACATCTGCTCTACGGTGGTAGGTGCAGGTGGCTGTGCTTCTACAGGAAAACCCATCTTCTCCGCATAATCACTTGCGGGTTTTTCTGGTGCTTGCTCTGCAAGTTTTTGCTCGTCAAGAAACTTATGAATGCCTCCAAAAATTCCCGAATAGGATGGTGCTGGTTCTGGTGCTGGCGTTGGCGCTTGCTCTGGCGTTTGCTCTGCAAGCCTTTGTTCTTCAAGAAATTGATGTATACCGTCGAACATTCCCATACGTTACCTCACAGCTTGTGTTGGTTGATTTACAGCGCCAACTAACGCCTGCGCCCAGTCTTGCCAGTTTTGGTAAATGTAGGGGCCGGGGATGCCCTCATTCACAAATACATCAATCGCTTTTAAACCAGCCGCCCATTCCTTCCAATCCGTTGTTGCGTTTGGAATAGCCAATTGTTGACCAGCATACGCTTCACACATTAGAGATGCCCACGATTGAAAATCGTGATACCGAGGGTCATAGACAACTGCCAGCGCCATTACGGTCTCACATCACCAATAGCGGCGTGTAGGAGAACTTTACCCAATTGGTAGTCTCCACCCTGCACATTGCTTGTAAAAATCAATCGCAACTCACGACGCTGTTCACGCAAATCTATTTTGCCTGTTGTTGGGCTAAATGCGTAAGGCGCAGAGGTCACATCTTCGGCTTGGGCAAACGTGCGACCAGTCACTTGAAAAGTCATCTCGCCAGATTGGATGAAGTCTGGTTCCATCCGCTCTAAACGCAACCAAACATTGTCTCCAGCAAGCGATGCTTGGGATGGGCCACCCTGTACCCAGCCCAAGTCAGATGTCTGAAATGAACTTTCAATCGCATCGGTTTGGCTTCCAAGCACTTCATCCGTACCAATTTCGTGTTGCCACAAAGTAATTCGATTTGGGGTGCTTTGAAAATTAGCAGAGACAATTGCTGTGGCTGTTGCTACCGCAGACATTGTTACAGTCAAACCAGAAAAACCAATTGTTCCTGACACATTTCCAGCATTGACGACAGAAAGGGTGATGGTTGTACCAACAATGCTTACCACCGTAGCACCAACACCAATTCCTGTGCCAGTAACCAATTGACCTCGCAAGATGCCAGTGGCGCTCGTCACGGTAATGGTGCTTGCGCCAGAAGTTCCTGTGGCTGTAGTTGATGCTGAATTCGCGGTAACTGCTGAAACATATGTTCCAGTTGTAACGCCAGACGCAACAATCAATTGCCCAACTGCAATTTGATTGTTTATTGACATAGTCATTGTTGCGCTAGTGTTTGTAGTTGCAATATTCGCAGTAAACAATGTGGCTTGGACAGTTAAGTCTTCGCCTGCATTGATGGGGTATTTAAAAACTTGAGAGAAATAGCCAGCCGTTCTACGAGCGCCCACAGCACCACCAGCGTCATACCAGCAATCTTCTCGGATGTTATATATCACCGCATCATTGCACTCAGTAGAGTTACCTGATGGGAAGAACCACCAAATTTCGCCAAATCGAGGAACTTTTTGCGCCCAAACCTTTTGACGTTGAGCGTAATTTAAATTATCAAAAAAGTAGTTTTGATTGAAATTGTTTTTGATTTCTTTGACCACACCGTTGTACATCAAAAATCTATCAACACCACACCAGTAATAGATTCCGTCATATTCAATAACAGATTGACTAGAAAGAATTGAGGTTTGACTCGAAATAATGTCGTAGCGCCAATAAAAGGTCGAAGATGTTGTACCTACGGTAACGGTAGTAGGCGTGTAGGAAACACGAATCAATGAGTCTAAAGCCCAAAACAAACCAGACGGAGCGTTAGAACCTCCACGAACTGGTAACCCTTTTACAATTTTTGTAGAAGATACGTTGTTTGCATTGGAATCTGCCGACACCCAATTTGTTGTATTACCAGCGGCGCAGTTTTTAATTAAGCCGTTGTTCCCATAAACAAAAACATATGGATACAAAACAACCACGCCACCCGATACTGAAATTTGATTGTCAAAAGTGATGGTTGCAGTCGTTGCATTGGTCGTGTTGTTTGAAATATAAACAGTGGTAGTGCTTACAGAAACAACTGTTGTATTAGCAGGAATTCCACTACCTGTAACCAATTGACCAGCACCTACGCGGGCATCTGACGCATGGAGTGTTATAAATCCCGCACCAGAAGTTTTTGTCACGCCAGCAATAGAGAAGACACCAATAGCAGACATGGTGGTTCCGCTAATGTCTCCGCTCAAAACTGGAGTGTTTGTGGTTTGGTCGATGGAACTGAGGTTCAGACCGGGGTGCGCCAACAAATTAGCCGTACCCGTTCCATTTGCATCAAACAACGCATCAAACTGCCACAAGTTATTGTCAGAGGCGGTAAAGTTAGACAATGTAAATTGGTTAACACCAGCACCAACACCACTGTTGTTGATGTTGATTACCTCAAGACCGTTGTTGTATCCATTAAATACTTGGTTAATTGCGTTAGCAGAATTAACAAAAATACCACGGGAGTATCCGTGTGCATCAGTCACAATGGCACGGTAGCCACCAATCTTGCGAGGACGACCACGCTGAAAGCGAACCCATAGTCCATCGGTATAAAAGTTCATGTCGAACACGGTTCCATCCCGCTGGATACCGGGCATCGTGTCGATGGCAAAAACTTTTAAAGTCATCAGAACACTCCGCCTGAAATTCCGCCAGAAAATGTCCCTGTGCCAGTAACCACTAAGCCAGTAGAAACAAAAGACGCAATGTTTGACCCAAGCACAGAAATATTGAACTGACCAGAGGTTGCGTGATAGACACCAGTAGAGGTTTCAGTCGCAAAGTTCAAGGATGGGGAACCCACCGTGCCATCACCCAAGCTGATGCCAGTTGAACCAGCAAGGTAGGTGTTGGCGTTCAAGATGTTGACGGAGTCGCAAACTAAGATTGACTGCGAGGCACCGGGCACCGTTGCCGTAGCGCCGCTACCAGTTGTGAATGTCAACGTATACGAACCAGCGCTTGTGGCATTCAAGATGTAATACACCTGCACCGTCGCTGGCAAAACAATGGTCACGTTACCCGTTAGCGTACCTGTGTACTTCTGAACCACGTTAGCGGCTTCTGTTGCCGTCAGCGTATAAGAACCAGTCGTTACCGCTTTGGTCAATTGGGTAAAGTTAAACAGCGTCGATTTACCCAAACCAACGGTATAGAAAGTTGTACCGCTTGACACAATCATTGCAGAATCAGCGGGTTGCAACACAATGCTAGTTGAGCCATTGATTGTGTTTCCGCTCTGTCCAGCAATAGTCAGCGCCCCAGAGCCTGAGTTACGAACCATCGTAAACCAGTTGTTTCCAAGGGTAGTCGCCAAATCAAGCGTAAATGTTCCAGCGCCTCCCGTCCAAACCAAGGCGCTTGCTCTATAAGATGCAGTTAAAGTGGTATTGCCAGACGTTGTAACAACTGGATGGCTTTGGTTTAAGGTGGTAGACAGCGCAACCAGCCCGTATCCAGCCAATGTAGCCGCATCAGCCGATGAGGAGCCAACACCAAAAGCGATGATGCCCCATGTACCTTGATTGTCAGGGTTTGCTGTGATGTAGATGTATTTGGACTCGCCAGCCAAAACCGTAATGATTGTGTTAGTTCCAGCAAAATCTTTGACGGTAAATGCGTTTGAGCCGACGTTGCGAATCAGTGCATCTTGACCAACGGAGGCTTGATCCGCAGGAGGCATATAAAGCGACAGCCCCGAAGAGGAGGCTGTAACTTGCATGATCCGAGCGGCATAGTCACCAGTCGCATTGCCGTTGATAGGCCAAGCCAACTGGGTGTTAGCCGCCAAGGTAATCGAGCGATAGGAAACGTCAGTTGGCTGTATGACGTTACCCGTGAAGGGGCTGTTGTAACTCATTTAGGTATCCAATACTGTGGCTTGACGGTCACCAATTCTCTGCAAATCCTCAGTCTTCAATGTCTGCATGATAAGGTCATAGTTTTGTTGCCACATACCCATGCGCTCATCATTCTTGAGGAACGGCATAGCTTGCAACAAAGACCCATACAACAGCGCTTGCGGAGCGTAAATAGTGAACCAATTCGTTTGGTTGGAGGAATCAAGGGGTTGAATACGTTCGTAGTACAAAACTTCAAACGTATAAGCTACATCTGGTGTAGGCGCTACAAGCCAGTGGGTGTAATCATAATCACCAAAATAAACGGGAGTACCTTTGGTCGTGGCATTGGGCGCGTATTCACGCAAATACTCGTACTTACGAAGGAACACTGGCTGGCGCTCTCCGTTGACCAAAACATTAAATGAGATGGTTTTGTGCCAACGAGCGGGCTTATCAATGATGGGCTGACCAACAACCATCGTACTTTGATTGACGGTCATGTTGCCCAAAAACTTGATCTGGCTGGCAATAACCTGCTCTGCCAGCATAATGAAAAGGGGGATTTTCTGTAGAGTAGCCGTATCCGTCCGCTCAAGGTAGGACTGGATGTTTTCGACTAAGGAGTCATATGTCATTACCGAAGCAGTTGTCACCCTATTTCTCCCCAGATGTGGTATGTGTCATTGTATTACCCATAGGCTGTTTAGGCAAATTAAAAAGCTCACGACAAAAACAAGATACGTTCATCATTACGGCGGGTCACAAGTCCTTTTAAGACTTTGCCGCCTGCTTTGTTGTACTTCAAGAATTCGTTCGCCGCCCCCTCAATATCTCCCCTAAGAACCTTTTGACGGAGGGTTGATCGCTGTAGTGTCCCCAAACCAACATTAAAAGCAAAAGAAACGAGACCGTCAAAATTGCCTTGGGTAAGACTGACAGGGCATAAAGTTGAAACACCTCGTTCAAAACGAGCCAAATCTGTTCTAAGAATTGCATCAACTTCCTCCATAGGGTAAACACGGTTATCTTCTGGGCGCAATTGGATAGCCGATCTTTGGTCTACAGGCAATTTAGCTTGCGAGTCATACATCAAATGCCCAACACCCACCGTCCAAAGGTACACCGAGTCCCGATAAGGCTTCTGCCTTACCCCCTCATGGTGTTTTATATCCTCTATACAGCGGGCGCTGATGTTCATTTTTTCTCAAAAGCTTGCGAACCAAACCAAAATGCCACGATAGATGCCCAAATTAACTGGGTATCGTTGTCCCATAATTGATCCAGACACTCGCCAAATGGGGTGCTACTGTGCCAAGCGTAGAGGAATCCAGCCACATCAACAAAGACCAAAAGCAAAAACATACCGTAGGTCAGGGCTGGGCGAACCATTGCACGGGAATTGATGACCCATTGTGACGCGCCTTTGCTGATTTCTATATCGTGGGCATACAAGGCTTGGCGCTCCTGTAAGGCTGTTTGAGCGTTAACTACATCCGCATTGATCTGAATTTGGTCTGTGTGGATAGCCTCAATATGTTCTTGAGCTTCTAATCCAGCCTTTTTCAAGGTTAGTTCCCGCTCAGTTTGCATAGCCGCCAAAGCTAACTCATGCTGTTTATCGGCGCGATCTTGGAAAAATTCCAGTAACTTTGGCAATCCACCCATAAGGAAGGAGAGCAATGTTGAAAATATGGTAAGCATTATTTTTCCTTTTCTTCTTTCAATTCGCGTTTTAACTTACGCAATTCTTTCATTTCTTGCCTTAGTTGCGCCCTCAAATATAGGGTTTCTATGTATGCAAACGAGGTCACTCCCATAATCATCCATATCAAAACTCCTATCAAAACCCACCAGACAAGACGCGCAGTTCCCACATTAACCACCCAAAGAATGAAGATATAAAAACCACGGCGATCACCCCACTTGTTACTTCAATAAACCAAATTTCCTCTTGTTCTTTTTGCAACCTTGCCTGTCTTGCCTTACGAATCATTTCTGCCCTAGCCCAAGATTGTTCTTGTTGTATTTTGGCTTGCATCCTCAAAAATCTGGTGTACAAATCTTTTAGCTCTGATGGCGCGTAGACCATTGCCTCGCGGGTCTGAACTATCAATTTTTCCATTTGAAGCTCAATAAGGGCGCGTTCAATCGCCTTCTTACTGGTGTTTTGCGTTGGGTCGTATTTAGTCTTTGATACCTCTTCTAGCTCAAGATAATGGGCTGTGATCTGTTGCTGTACGTCAAACAAAACTCCGATGTTTTGCCCAACTTCTGCAATAAGCTTGGTTTCCAATTCCTCGTAAGACTGCCGTTGCTTGGCTGTTTTCTTTTGCGCCACAGGCTTGGGCGCACTTGTTTTGATGGATGGCTTAAAAAGCCCAACAAACCAACTCCAAACCCCGTGGATAGACTTGACATCATCAATTGCCTGTTCAACAGTTTTCTTAGCAGATTCGACCTCCATGCGCCCTTCGTGAAGGAGAGCGCACCCCTGCTTGATAACGCTATAAGCGGTCTGAGCGGCGAGTAAAAGGCTAAGTGGATCAATTTTCTATCTCTCTTTGTTTACCAAAAACTGCTTTGTTGCTAACCGATTTGTTTATCCAACCAATGGGAATCAATGGTTTGACTTGATTATTGAATTCCATAAAGACATAAAGATGGTATTGGTTTGCTGTGTCCACCAAACGGTTTTCACTTGGGTAAAGCTCGATTGCCTCAAAGTCTTTACCAATCAATACATTTTTTATTGCCTGTAAGTCTCTCCAATCATGCACAGCTTCTTGATTTCTAGTGCTAATACTCAAGCACCATATCACTGCTCCCTCTAGCCTGTGGTCTGCTTTTTTATCGATGTAAACATCGTAAAACTCACTTTGCCAAAACTCACTTCTGTGAATTCTTTCCCAGTGCATTTGGGCATCTTCAGGGTTATCAAACTTTTTAAAAAACTCATTTTTGGATGGTATTTTGACAAAGCCCCTTTGGAATGTGCCAATGTTTGCATTCACCTCGACATCACAACCCAATTAGCTTTTTGGCAAAATCTGCCGCCACGCCGGGGCCAAGCAACACCGCCAAGATAACTACATACAACAAATACTCAATCCTGTTCATGCGCTTTGAACCATCATCAAAACGCGCTTGAATACCCTCATACCTTTGGGCGCAAATTGCTTCGTGGACGCTCAACCTCTTGTCCGTGTCTGTTGCCAATTCGTGAACGTCAGCCATGTCTTACTCCTCTGGAGTTTCAACAGGTGCATCAGGCTCCACAAAAGGCTTGGCAGAGGATTGGACATCAGCAATCAGTTTATATACCTCTTGGTATGGACGAGTCCCCAAGTAACCCATAACAGCGTTTAATGCCTCTTCTGAGACTATCGCTTGCTTCATGCTGATGGCTCCTCTGGAGGAGTTTCTGGTAGAGCAGGGTCAGATATATCAGGAAAATTTCCATCTTCTGAAAATTGACCAGTTTCAGCTTTGTATTGCCAGCCCGGTTGAACAGAATCAGAACAGGCAACCATTTTGTCTACCAAATCAGCGTGAAAACATTGCTCAATAGAAAACCCGTCTATTGGAATGCAAATTTCTACGACATAACCATCTTGAATTCTTGCATATTTCATTTTTACCACTCCACAATGACTAAACCATTACCAGCATTAGAAGGCGCGGCATACCCATTGCCCCCTCCGGGCAATGATCCAGAACTGCTATAACCACCACCTCCGCCATTTGTACCATTTACGCTATACGCACCGCCACCACCAGTGCCAAGAAAATCAATAGTAAAAGCAGTGCTACCAGCGGGAAATGGTTGAGGATTGAAAAAAACAACGGATGGTGAATTTGCATATTGCCCACCGTTGGTAAGAAATCCTTTACCGCCAAAATAAGTAAGACTTACACTAGAATATCCATTTCCTGCTCCTGCTCCTCCAGTAGAATCATTAGGATTAGAACTATAGGTAACTTGAGTACCACCGTTACCAATAACACTAGCAACACCTCCACCTCCACCTCCACCAGAACTTCCAACAAAACAACCTTTACCACCAGTATTGTTAATATCGCCACCAACACCAGTGCCGCCATTGACAGTGTCGCCAGTTGTTCCATATGTACCACCAGTAGCAGAAACATAAGAACCAAAAGAAGAAGTTCCAACTTGAAACCCTGCCGTAGTAGAGCCAGTTGAAAAATATGGTAGTGTATATGTAGTGCCAACAGTAACTGCTACCGAAGTTACGCCAGTAAGATCATAAATAGTTTTTAAAGCAAAACCACCACCACCACCACCTGAGTAGTAACTACTTTGACTTG